TATCCGAGGCGACTGTCCGTCGCGATATTAGAGTAACAGGAATGAAGTGGGATATATTATGAGCCAGCAACGAATTGATAAGTTGCTCGACAACTTAAACGCAGCGCGCAAAGTGATTTCTGTTCAACAATCAAAGATTGATCGACAGCGTGAAGACTTGTCTCGAAAAGATTTGCGGATTTCACACCTTGTGTCCGATAAGCGTGAAATGACAGCCAAACTGAACGAACTTCGGGAGGCGCATTACAGTGTCAAAAAGTAAACGCCACGCAATCAAGCAGCACACAAAAGATATTTGGGCGCTGCATAATGGCGGCGCACGTCAAAAGGAGATTGCAGAAAAAATGGGTGTATCAAATGCCGTTGTCAGCGCTGCCATCAATCGAGGTCGAAGGTCAGGCCACGCCAAATTGAAAGCGAAAACTGTTACAACGGTTTACAATAAAAGCCCCTGCATTTGGGGGTTCATTGGCCAAATTAAAGAACAGCTTTCGATAGATCAGGTTGAATGGTTGTTCCAGAACGCGGAGGATTGCGGATGCACGACTATTGCAGAGTTTATAGGAGAGCTGGTGCGTGATGCGTATGAGGAAGAGAAACATGGGAGAGAACAATGAATAGAGATATTATACTTTCTGAAGCGATGAACTGCATAAACGTAGACCGAGCGGCAACTCACGGCGATGCAGAGGACAGCTTCGGAGAGATAGCAAAGCTGTGGTCATGGTGGCTCGATAATCGCGATATTATTGATCGCGAGTTGAAGCCAGAAGACGTTGCCATGATGATGGCCTTGTTCAAGATTGGCCGCATTGCTGGCAACAGTAAGCATGGTGATAACTATGTGGACCTGGCTGGCTACTGCGCACTTGCAGGCGAAATATCAATGCAAGAATAAACCTGCTATATCCTCATCTTCAGCCTGCTGCGTGAAATCGGTGGGCTGAATAGTAATTGTTTTTTTACCTTCGATCTCAGCCACGTCAAATATGCGGATCAAAGACAGCGGCAAGGAAACAAACACAAAAACTTCAGCATTGCTTCCGCCGCGGTGAAACCTGTAGCTGCCATATTTTGATATTTTGGATGAAGTTTTTACCTCAACACGCAAAACCCGACCACTAGGAAGTGTGACGTGTAGATCGCATGAGGCATTTGTGTGGGAAGTCTCTAAACCAGCGGCCTCAATCTTGGACGCAGCTAAAAACTCGCCTGCGCGGCCAGTGCCAATGTGGTCGTGTGGTCGGGGTATTGGATTCTGCATAGCGCTCAACTAGATTGAGTTAAAAGAAAACCCGACCACACCTTTTTTTAAGCCCAGAATTAAGCGGCTGCAAGCCACTTATAGATCATGTGGGTTTGTTTTTCGCGGTCAGACAGACCATGTGTGCCGCCGTTCACACGCTTAGTAATCTTGCGGATGACAGCATCGGTCACACCCTCATCGGCAATATTAAACAGCTTGTTCGTTTTGAAGAACCAGACGGCTGTGTCAAAGGCGTATTCGTCTTCGACCAAGTCAGGGTTTTCCATAACGGAGCCAATGCCCATCTCATCGGCAAAGCGAGAGTAGTTATCCTTGCCAGTCAGTTGCAGGAACCCACGGCCACGCCATTTATAGCCTTCGCCATCATTACCCATGCGACCACCATATACTTTGTCGGCCAGCTTCTCTGGGTTCTTTGCGTAAGGCTCTGCATCGGCAACAGTCTTAAACCGCGACGGCCAAACAGCTTGGATACGTTCGGGTGTAGAGTAGTACAGCCCCTCGCTCACACGCTTAAAGCCTGCGCTTTCGTGGTGCGACTGACCAAGGATGTGTGCGCCACGCTCCGGTGACAGGCCATAATGCTTGGCAACAGCTCTGGCCGTGTTGGGGCCAAAGGCTCCGTCAGCACCAACCCCTGCTTTCTCTTGCAGGCGCTTCATTGCGTTACTCATTTCTTTTTACCTTTTGCGGTTTTCGCAGCCTTCTTGAAGGCGCTTGCTGTGGGGGCGCCCTTTGTGCCTGGCTTGCGCATCTTTTCACCACTGCCAGCCTTGATGCGTTTTTTCTTCGCGGCAATATTGCGATATAAGCTCATTTAGTCACCTCTTCGATTTCGTGCCGGAACATTTCCAGCGTTTGCGCGACAAGTTGAGTGGGCTGTTTGGATTAGCCGCTGCTTTTGGGTGGCTCTTTTTCTGCCCCGCAGACCTTGCGCAGTAAGCGTCACCTTTTGACGTGCCTGGCTTTACGCGAGGTCCGCCGCCCTTGGCTTTACCTGCCTGCCCATAGCTGACTTTTTTGCCGCTGGCCGTAACCTTAACCTTGGCTTTGCCTTTTCTTGGTGTCGCCATTTACTTTCTCCCAAAGAATTTAGTGGCCGATCTCACGGCAAAGCTGCTGGCGACAATGACGCCCAGAGTGTATTGATACCAATCTGGCATTGTTGACAGCGCCTCAAACCCATCCGCCACAGTTTGTCTGCCCCACTCTCCGCAGAATGAAAGTATGAGCGGTATGGAGAAGAGGCCCACAAGATACTCATCTTTCCAACTATTCTGAGTGCCTTGAGCCATAATGCGCTCCCAATCAGCCTCAGACGTTGCAGCGGACAACATGATCTTTGCCTTTGCGTCGGCCTCCGACACCTTCATACGTGTCTCAGCGGCTTTGGTCTCGACCTTGGATGACAACCAAGTGCCTGCCAGTGACCCTATTGGCCCCAATAGTGCTTGCAGCATTATTTAGACTCCTTTCCCATCCATATGCCGAACGAGCCAGTGAAGGCTCCAGTTACGACAGATATTAATCCAGCCTGAGATACAGAAAGGTCAGGCTGCGACAGCGCCCACTCTAAGCAGCGTATATACATAATGGTTGTCACCAGCATCATTAGACGCGGCAAGACTTTCCATTCATCAAGTTTAGTTGTCATCGCTCAACTCCTCTTCAATTGTAAAAGTTTTATAACCTCTGCAAAGTCACGCCCCGACTTGGAGGCCAAATCTTCAATGATAGCCTCTAATTTATTATCAAACACTTTAACGATTTCTGCATCGCTCATGCTAGTCTCCTATTTTTATTTCAAAGCAATGGAGATACTCATTGTTTTTGGTCACAAGTACAGATGCTTTTTTCTTTTGGTCAAAGCAATCAAGCTCAGATGTGTACTGCCCAATCTCAAAATGGCTAACCACTGTGGTTAGCTGCATCCACACCAGCACCCACATTACCACTTCTCCATATATCGGCCTAGGAAATATAAGAGAGCGCCAACACCGCCGATAGCAGCCAGCCCACTAAGGCACCAAGCAATGGCCTCCATTAGTTCCTCGCGTTCTTTTTCTTTTTGTCTTTGCGCTGCGCGTCGAGCCTTACGCGCTTCGGCCTGGTACTGCTGCCAGCGATCCCAAGTGCCAGGCGGACCATATAATCTACACCAGCTCTCAAGTTCTTTGCGCTTACTTTTAAGGTCTTCTAGTGCCTGGAACTCTTCCCAGTCACCCTCAGAGCCACCAGTTATGGCCGCAATGGGAGAGTTTTTCTTGCGCTTGACAGCTTCTTTGAGGTCATCTTCGGCGGTTAAGAACTTGCCGACTTGGCCAACAAGGCCATTGATTTCAGAACCATTCTGAAGGCATTGCTTTATAACCGAATAAGCCGCGTTTGCAGCGGCAATGGTTTCAAGGACTGCCATGCAAGGTCACTTTCTGTCTCGACTCTCGATCACCATGCGTATAGCCTTTATATTCTCATCTATACGGCCAAGCATGACCTCTTGTAGCTGAGACGTTTTTTCAATCTCAATAATACGAACCTCATGGCGAGCTATCTCGCGGGCGTTGGTTGCCACCGATGCGTCGAGAGTTGACACATACCAGACAAGTCCAAGTGACTGCATGGCGATGGTCACAAGAACGGTTATCGGTACTGACTTTGATAGGTGCCAATCTTCGGTCATATCAGTACGTCCCTTCCCATACGCGAAGTGCCGAAAACTCATTTGACATAAGTTTGCGCTTTAAGACATCCTTAACGGCGGCGGTATCATCCCATGATACGCCAGCCTCTTTCAACCAAGCGCCCAGCAAGCCCATATCGACATTGCCGACATGCTTATAATCGCTGCCAAAGCTATTTTCTGTAACTTCGCGGGCGTGCTTTGCGTCCTCAAGCATTGGGTTCGCGTCAAAAGTTTTCTTGATGAGGAGCATATCATCCTCAAAGAAATACTTTTCATCAACTTTATTTGATAGATTTGACTTTTGCATTGGACGATTTCCGTGCTGTTTTTGTTGCAGGTTTAGAGGCGACTTTGCGCTCTGGCTTAACTTCTTCCAAAACAGTCAAAACGTCAGGTCTGATTTTTGTAATCTTTGCGATTTCTGCGTCATCTAGGACAACGGTTTCGCCCTTTTCAATCCGACCCTTGCTGCAAATCAGCTTAATCGAATTTACAATTACTTTTTTCATATCAGTCTCCGAATAGGGTAAGGGGGCAACATAAGCTGCCCCCAAGTTAACACAAATTAAGAAGTTGTGTTATCGGCAATTATGCCGTTCGCTTTTTCGTTTTTCGCGCAAAGTGTAAGCTCAGTTACAACCTGGCGAGTTGTGTTGTCGCCAGTTTTTGCTAGTGCAACATTTTTGGTTGGACGCAATACTGCGACTTCCCACATGTCGTCCTGCATGATGAACACGTCACGTGCGCGGTTTTCGCGTGATGGCATGAACTCAACAGTACCCCAAGGTGTTACATAAACAGCCAAAGATTTAACAACGCGCTCGTCGCCAGCTTGTACTGCTGAACGCTGGTTGTTGTTACCAGTGAAGCCGAGAGCTTTGTTCATTTGGAAAGCAGACAAGTAAACTGTGTCTGGCTTGCCGCCTTCTTCCCAGATTGACTGCATAACGCCGTCAAACTTGGCTTGTGAGAACGCTGTCAAGCTGCCTACAGCGTCTGTACGTGCGTCTGTACCGTCGCCAGTTGGGTTTGCACCGTCTGTTGTGCCGCCAGTAACAAAGTCAGTGTTAGTAGCAATCCAAGACGGAGCGCCTGCAAGTTCGCGAGCCGCTGTAGAAGAGCCAGCAACGCGAGCATTGTTGTCGAAAAGTGCTTTTTCGATGTCCAATTTCTGCTCTTTAGCGATCTTCAAAGTTTGGTATGCAACTTCTTTTGCACGGCCAGCCTTGTCCAAACCTTCGTCTGTGTCAGGAACGACAACAGCGTTTTTGAAGATTTGTGTGTAGTTGCCCAGGCGAGTTGTCGCAGAGCGAGCTTCGCCAGCAGTTGCGTCGCCTTCAATGTGAGCGTTTGCAGCGGATGCACGAAGTGAGTCAGTCTGCCACTCAGTCAAAGTGTTCTTTGCAGAAGACTTTTTGGCTTTTGAGTAAAACGGTGTTTCCTCTGGAGACACGTTGTAGATTACGTTGGACAAGTCCTCACGGATGCCTACGGAATCATATGAGTCGAATGTGTTGGTCGGCTGTGCCATTTATTTAGTCCTTTCAAAGACTTAGGAGTTAAAGATCAAGTTGACTGCATCGTCAATTGAGCCAGTTTTCTGCAAGCGCGATTGCGCTTTCTTGCGAGTTGCAGCGTTTCCATCTTGCCGTCTTTTTGCTCCAGCTTTCACAACTGGGCGAGCCTTTTCGCCCTTTTGCTTTGCTTTGCCTTTACTGGCCTGCAATGCGCGCCACTTACGTGCGTCATTCAGAGCCAATACTTGACGACTATCCATGACGTTCTGCATTTCAGCTTGGGTGAACCCGTAAGCCATACCAGTCTCGGCCAACGCACTTTTCAGTGCGGCACCCTTCTCTGGGTCAGCAAAAGCCGGAATATGTCGCTTCAGAATTTCAGCTTGCTCTTGCAGGTACGCTTGTGAATTCGCTTGCTGAGTTTGCTGTTGCTGTTGCTGCATAGCCTGCATTTGCTGCATGCTGTTGTCATATGTAGCTTTCGCCTCATCATACTTGAGTTTTTCTTCCATAAACCCAATTGGGTCTTGTTCGAAAAGCTCACGCGATGGTGGCGTTGGCTGTTGGATAGCGCCTTGCTGCATTTGCTGGTGCATCTGCAAGACTTGTTTCCGTTGCTGTGCTAACGTTTCCGCCTGCTGCTCAATTTGCTTACGCGCTTGAGCAATTTCTTGGAAACGCTTATTAATTGCCGCTTGTCCCGCCGCAGATTGCTTTAACTGATCCAGTGTCCAGTTTTCTTCTTTACCGTCAACTTTAACGGGGATTAAACTGGTGTCTTGAGCTTCCACATCTACTAGGTCGTCGTCAATTTCTGCATCATCGTGGTCTTCGTCGGATACATCGACGTCATCTTCGCCCTCGTCAGAAGCCTCAATTTCCTCACCTGGACCGTCGTCTTCAGGTTCAGTAATCTCTTCTACTGCTTCGCTCAGATTATCGCCGCCAGCTTCTTCTGGGGCAGTGGATAGCAGGCTCTCAGCCGCTTGTTCTAGTGTAGTCGATTCCATCGGTGCTACTTTCTCTGTTTGCGATCTAATAGTGTCTCTGCCGCAATTGCAGCGTCAAGGTTCACTTCGATCTGGTTTAGCGCACGAACCATTGCGTGCGCCTCTTCGCGGGCAGATACGTCATCTGCCTCACTGTTCATAAATACACTAATTTGTGTCTCACGAACAGATGCCATAACCCCTTTAAAGGCGGGGTCGTTCTTTAGCCGCTTGGCCTCTTCGGCCTTTATGCGGATTTCTGTACTCACTGTGGTGCGTTCCCTTGGGCCATGCCGCCAATCATGCGGACCTTATCTTGCTCGGCCTGCACTCTGGCAACGTCAACTTTCGTGCCATATTCGCCGTAAATCTTTGCCGCATCAACCAGCAAATCCTGCGCCATTTGATCGCGCTTTAAATCATCGTCAGCAGCAGCTTTTTGAGCCTCAAGTTGCATTTTCATCTGATCCGACTGCATCTTGACTTGAGCCTTCATTTGCTCTGCCTGCAAGAACGCAGCATTTGGATCGGCTGGCTGGCCTTGAGCTTCTTGAGCCTGCTGTTGCATTTGCAACATTTGAGCCTCAATCTCAGGCGTAATTGGCGCAAAGTAGCGGTCAGCATTGCGGATACCTGTAGCCGCAAGTTGATCCGCAAGCGTGTTGCGAATATTGGTCAGGCTTACTAACCCATTTTGCGGGCCGTAGGTCTGATAAACCATCGTTTGCATTTGCAGAGCTTGCGTCAAAGCCATGATCTTTTCTTCTTCACGGCCAGTACCTAAACCAACATTAATGCTTACGTCAAAAGATGAATCCCATACGCGCGGGTCAACAGGAACAAACATGCCGTTCATGCGCATCATTTGCTCTTCGTCTACGTTTTTGTTTACCAATCTAAGCATAATGCCAAACAGGTCACGCATACCATCTGCAAGGTTGCGCACCATAACTTCGACTTGGCCCGCAGCAGATTGAACAGTGGCCTGGACTGCCGCTTTAGTCGTGGACTGCATTGCGTCTGGGTCCAGGCCCATAGATGCCCTTGATACGCCAGTTTTAGTTTCAACCAAGCTATCAAGGTAAGTTAATGCGCCAAGTGTTTGGCCCGCAGTAAATGGAACAGACAGCTCTTGCACAGCGCCAGGCTGGCGCATCCGCACAATAGCGCCAATTTCGTTGTTAAGCACGTCATCAATGTTTACCGCGCCTTCGACAATGCCCAAGCGCGGGTTGTTCGTCATCGCCACGTTATCAAGGATAGAACGCAGCACAGACGTTGCCGCGTCCTGATCGTCCATAACGATTTCAGCCAATGAACGGCCATAGAACGTGTGAGGCTCTGGGTCTATCTCAAACTTGGCAAATGGGATTTCATCACATGGCTCAAAGTCAAGCAACTCATACGCAGAGCCGCCACAAGTAATTTTGTGCAGGATGGGTATGCCTGTGCCGTCTACGTCAATTCGCATGTAAGCTTCAGTAACCGTTACGTTTTTCATTGACGGGTCTTGTTCGTCATTTTCCGACGTGTCCATGTCGTAACCACGGCGCTCAAACACTTCGGCCTCTGTCATTTCAGAGCCGCTTTCCAAGCTATCTAAGTTCAACACATCGTCAGGCTCAAAACCCATTGCGATCAAGTCGCCAGCACGCATTTCTGTGCGGTGAGCCACCAAATAAGCACTTTTAAGGTTGCGCGCATCACGGTCTACGAAAAACTCTTCCGGCGGTACGCTTTCGATGCAAAGCTCGCCTTTTTCTTTTTGGCGGCTAAGTTTGACAGTGTGGATTGGCATTTCAATTTCCATGCCCATTTCATCAATCGACATTGATATTTCTGTGCTATGCTCAATCACAGTCACGTCGTCGTCACCAATCAAGTAAGCATATTCATCGTCTGACAGGTCTGAAAATGTGTATATCTCAGCCTCTGGGTAAGTCATCCAGTATGCTTTTACTATGCCTTGCTTTTTAACCAAAGCATCTTGAAACGCATCATTCATCACGCGATACCCGCTCAATCGGGCAAACTCATGGTGCATAAACTCAGTGGCCTGCTCGGCCATAGCTACGTCTTCGGGGCCGTGAGGCACGTATTCAACAGGCTTGGCTGTGCTGAGAAATATGCGCATCAGGCTTGGCTTCACGGCACGCACGGTATCACGTACTTTTGTAGCCACAACCTTGCTGCGACCATCCTCATAACCCAAGTCAACCTCGCCATCGTAATAGCGCTGCGCCTTAATGCGGTCTTCGCTGATTTCGCTTTCAACAAAGTCTACTGCGCTTGAAATTGCGTCTTGGACAATGCCCTCAACCTCGGTGCGTGATTTTGGCTTAAGTTCCATTATTGCTGGTCCTCATCTATTGTTTGGGATGCTGCGGTAGCAATTATAGTTCTAATTTTGTCTTCGCCCAGTGTTCCCATATCTGACCTTAACGCTCTCTTTATCAAAGCCTCTTGGCCCTTTTGAGTTTTTGCAAGTTTATTAAACGCTGCTGAACCAATACCAAGTGCAATAAGAACCGGACCAATTAAATTGCCCTGCCCTGACTGCACTAACATTTGAGTCGCGCCACCGCCTAACATTGTGTAAGGGCTAGTCTCTGCGGCAAATTGTTTTGCGCCCTCATAAAAGCTTTGATCTCCTTTAGGAGGCCTTACACCGGGAATTAAACGATCACCAGCACTTGCAAGCTCTCCAAGTTCTCCGCGCTCACCTTTAAACATTTGATTTGAGTTTTGTCTATTTAAGGAGCGGTTTAATGCAGATGGGTCAATAATTTTAGTGCTATTGCCCTCAAGCGAATCAACCACTGCGTAAATGTCGCGTAAATTTGATCGGTTTTTAGCCAAAATACCAACACTATCTACGTTTCCAGACTGAACAAGTGTCCTATCAACAGCGTCATCTAAAACCTGCAACATTTCGTTCGCAGCCCTTGAAACGGCAGGATTATTATTAGTCGTAAGCAAGCTCAAATCTGACCGCATGGACATGTAATTATCACGACTTATAGGCTCGTTTACCTTCAGAAACCTTTTTTTCAGTCTTTTAATTGTAGTGTTCGGTTCATCAACTGTAGGGCTTACCCCTTTGTTAGCTTTAAATCTGTCGCCAATAGCTGAAATTTGCCTTTGCTCTGAGCCGTCAAACTTTATATTCAGTCCTTGAGTTGCATTTTTCATTTCTGAATTAAGTTGCTGCTGCCTAGAAGTAATTAATTTTGGCACGTCATCCACAAATGATGAAATGGTTGTTCCAGTCCTAATGCCAATACTTTCAAGAATAGAACGGGTGTAATCTTTGCCCTTTTCTAATCCTACACTTGCGCCGGGGGCCGGTCTACCTCCAGTTATGTCGGACAAGCCCAATTTTACCCCTTTACCCTGCAAGAACCTTGCGTCGGATAAGTTTTGACCGTCAATTGGATTGATTGGCCTTCTAACTGCTGAGAGGGTGCTAGGTGCGGCTAAGCCAACACCAATTCTAGCTACGTCGCCATAACCAGACTCATCCAGTGCTTGCCCCGCAGCCTCGCTTGCTACTCCAAAGCCAAACATTTTAGGAAGCGCTTTTGCCATTGTTTTGGGTGCTTTGCTAATACCGGCAGCACCAAATTCGCCACCAACTCCAGCCAGAGAAGCCAAACCCCCCTCGCTTCGGTAATCTCTAGCCTTTGTTAAACCTGCTTTGTCAAAAAGAAAATCAGCACCAGCGCCCGTAAAAGTATTAAATGGGTTTATAGCCTCTTCAGCAGGCACATTACCAAGACCGTACTTGGCCTCCTGCCCAATCCTGCCCGCTCCCTTTATTAAAAGTTCAGGAGTTTCAGCTATTCCTTGCGCACCCCGCAAAAGACCAGCACCAGCGGCTTTAGCTGTATCTAGCGCAATGCCGCCAGCAGTCTGAGGTTCCTCAAATAATGATTGCGGCGTCCCAAGCCAATCCTTGACCCACCCCTGACGCTCTTTAACCTGAGCCTCTTCTGGCGCAATTTCGGAAGCCATTTCCATTAAAATATTATAGGACTCCATGTCTGGCTCAAGAGCATTTTTAGCCGCTAGTGCTGCATCAACCAATTCTTCAAATGTATAATCCATTATTTTGCCCCCTTACCTTTTGAGCCACTTTTGCATTGCCGCAACACGCTTCTGCTGAATGTCTGCTTGCTGCTCTGGAGTTTTTGGCCCCTGCTCATTGCTTACACCCATTTGAGATTCCGCTTGCTTCATTGCATTGTAGAATGTGTCTACGCTCGGATTTGTTGTAGCTCCAGCAAACCCTGCGCTAGTACCGTTTGCTTTAACGTAATCGACAAGAGCGGCTTTGTTTGCGGAGATAGATTCCAACTGCGCATAAAGCGCTCTTAATCTTGCAGCATTTACCTCTGGTGGAGAGGAAATATTGTAAGCTCTTGCAATAAGCTGCTCCCCTTCCTTTTTAGCAAATTGACCGCCGAGAATTTCACGGAGGGACTGCTGAACAACCCCACCAACGTCATCTAAAATTGCTTGAGAAGTTGGCGCAAAGATATTACGACCAAAGGAGCCAAGCGCACCTTTTAATGGGCCTGTTAAAGCCTCACCTTCTTCAGCATTGCCTAGCCTGTCAATTACGGACTTGATTGTAGCAGCATTTCTGTTAGCCGCTCCAATTCCTGTAATAGCAATGTCACCAAATGTTTTGGCGATTTCATTGTCTATTGAAACCTCCATTGGAGACAATGGCCTGTCGAGAGATGGGTGCATAGTGACATCAGGCACATTGCGTGCAGCCCTAGCAATATACTTTTTATACTCAGGCAAACTAGTCACGCCCTTAGGAAGATTGTTATTTGCCTTGGCATACTCAAATTCTTCGATTGCAGTTGCAACCTTTCCGGCTTTAGGCTTTCCAAGCAAAACCGTAGCTGCCTCTTTGCCGCCAATTAAGCCGTCTTCAACCATACCAGCTAAATCGTCGCGTCCGTTTCTGCGCAAATATTCAATCGTCTTATTCCGCGCGTTTTTCTCGGTCCGCTGTGCTGCAATGCCAGCAGTGGCTTTTTGCAAGGCTGGGCTGCTGCCCATAGCCGCTAAAAGCGGTGCCATTCTGGCCGCCGTATCTTTGAATGTGTCACGCTGGAAGAAGCGTTGTCCGGCTTCGCCTTCCGCGCCTTCTACCATTTTTTGTATTCCGAGCGAGCCGAGCAGACCCTTTGGTTTCTCTTCAGGTATCATTTTGGTCTCCGCTTTATTTGTAGTTTGGTCTGCTGCCAGCAAACCCCTGGGTTGCTTGCCCAGAACGCGCATAGTGTCTTCGGCAATGGCTTTATTTAAGTTTGGTTTTTTACCAGCGTTGGCAAAGCCAAAAACATGATCGCCTATTTTCCTCCAATCGCCGCCAGCCTTTTGACCCCAATCAGGCTGTGAAATTGATGGATTGTAATAGTGAGTTGCGCCGCCAGTTACATCCTCATATCCGCCAGACATAAGGGCGTCTGCCGCTTTATATGCTTCATCACTGGCGCGCATGTTAGCCATATCTTGACCTTGCTCGCCGCCTGCATAGCCCGTACGGCTATTCCAAGCGGAAAACTGGCCTGGGTTCAAAATAACACCGCGCAGGCCATTCCCGTAGCCAGAAGCATTTGCGCGGTTCATTATGACCGAGCCAGCAGCCAACATGCCACCATAGCCTTGGTTGCCAGCTTCAGCTTGCAGCGTTCTCGCCAAAAGCTCGCGGTCAGTGATATTCATTAAGCTGCCTCCAGCTCGCTATTTAGGCCAACGTAGTCAACCCGCAGATAACCATCCTCGCCCGCTTTAACCAAGTGCGGATGCGTCTCGCGAAGCTCTTGCGCCATGACACCGATAGTCGGCTGTGCTGGATTTGCAATGTGCCTGCCTTCGTCATTCCAGTCCCAAGTGTAAAGGTTAATGCCCTTGTGCGTGCCAACTGGCTTTATGTCAGTCTTCAAGCGAGTGTCTGACAAGCCACCTAGACCAGCAGCCAGGCCAAGATAATCAAACAGGCCGCGCTGGTTTGTTTGCGTCGATGACTGAGGAGTAGGCGTTACGCCAAGCGCGTCCAATGGTGCGTTTAATGCTGCGCCTGGTGCGCCTGTGTAACCAGCGTACTGGCCGCGAGCTGCATCAATAAGTGCTTGCTGCAAGCCTTGCTGCAATAGACCTTGCTGCGCTTGGTTCTGCTGAAGCGTTTGGCCTGTGTTGAACGCCTGTTGACCAAGTTGGCCAAGTTGTGCGCCAGCACCCATACGCATACCCTGCGCAGCCATTTGGTTAGCAATGTTTTGCTGTTGAGCGGACATTGCGTTGCCAGCGTTATACTGGGATGCAGCATTTAGCGCGCCCATATTGGACAGTGCCATTTGGTTTGCCGCGCCAGCACCAAACTGAGCCGCAGCGTTTTGCGCAGCCATGTTTGTTGCTGCTGCTTGATTTGCTGCACCCGCACCAAACTGGGATGCTGCGTTCAATGCTGCTTGATTTGACAGGTTTGACTGTTGCCCAAACCCTGCGCTGGTCGTGCCTGCGGCAAGGTTTGCCTGCTGGTTGGCCAGCGCAGCCTGTTGCGCTGTGCTAATGTCAGCTTGAGCCATTTGCTGCGCTTGCGTAAAGCCAGCTTGGCGCAGGCCAGATACAGCTTGCGCCGCCTTGTCTGCGTAGCCCTTTCGCGTCTCAGCTTCAGCAATGCCTTGGCGAGATCCGCCAAATGCGTTTGCTGCTGTTGCTTGCGCACCCATTAGGTTTAGCTCTTTTTCCTGCGCACCTTTTAGGTCGGACAATGTTTGCTGCACAACCTGATCTTCATATGGGTTGGTGTAGGCACTGAGGTCTCTTCCAGCAATCTGGCCCGCCTGCACGTTTTGAGCCTGAACAGTTGGAGATGAGCCAATTGTTGACGCACCGTAACCTTGAGACCTCATCGCGCTTGGATTGTATCCAGTCGCTTGCGCTGTGCTTGCCTGATAACCAGTTGGACGGATCGTACCTGGCTGGAAACCCATGCCAGCCTGCGCACCCTGCATAGACTGCTGCAAAGCGCCAGCGGAGGCTTGGTTTACGTTAAAGTTGCCTTGCGGGGCCAGCGGAGCATATTGCCCTTGCGTCGGCGCTGGCATGGCTGGCTGACCGCTCGCTCCACCCTTGCCCGAAATGGAAGGGAACGACGCCACGGTGGATTGAGGCGTAACGCTGGGCGCTTGAGGAAGTAGCGCCACGGCGGGTTGAGTCGCAGTGCTTTGAGGAAGTGGCGCCACGGCGGGTTCAGGCGCAATGTTAGGGTTTTGAAACACCCCGTTCCGCATTGGGCCTTGACCTGGAAGGCTTCCAGCCACTGCGGGGGCCACTCCTGCTAATGCTGAACCTGCCATTTTATGCGTCCTTCTTAATTAGGCCGACTGCGAAAAACTGTGCAGTGCGGAGTGCGAATGTAATTGCGCCGCGAGCGTCACGCTTTTTGCCGCTTGCAAACGCAATGTAGCGGCGGAACTCTTGGTAATGCTCGCGGGCCTTACCTTGTTCAATTTTTTTCTTGCCAAGGTGACGGTATCCGCGTCGGACAGCTTCACCCCACCATTTGCCGTGCAGCGCCTTCATGCACCAAACAACAGCTTCACGCTTCATGCTTGGCGTAAACGCACCGCTTCCAACTGCATGAGTAGCGACCACGCAGCCGTCGTCAGCGCTTCCAACGTAGCCGTCATCGCTGTCATCTTTTTTACCCGCGCCAATGTTTAACGCCCTTGAGATTACGTTTCCAGGCAAGTCAACCTCATCATCTGTTTCTGCTGGGCGCATAACTGGGCGAGGTGAGCTTTCTGGCCCCTCAGAGGTGCTAGACACATAAGCACCTGTTGTTGGGTCGTAATCCATGTCAGATGGGGTAGCACTAACCATTTCATCTACAGTTGGAGTTTTAATTGGATTGTTAATTGCTCCAACCTTTAGGGTTGGGTCGAATAAACCGCCAATCCCGACTAATGCCTCCGAGAAATCATTAAACGCTCCTTCGCCAAAGCTAGGCTCTGAGGTGTCTGTAATTCCATCCGCAGGGTTTGTGATGTATGAATTTGCGCTGGAAGTTGGGGAGTAGTCAACACTGTTGTAGTTGTAATAAGACTCAGGGCCAGCGCTCGCTTGAGCCTGCGCAATCGCCAAGTCGTTTGCGCGATCAGCATCAGCTTGCACGCGACCACTCTCCGCAGCAGTCATGTAGTTTTCATAATTAACTGGCGCAGACACTCGGCTTCCAGCTTGGCCAGTAAACGGGTCAATAAAGAAGCTGTTGATATAATCAAACTGACCAGGACGCTCTGCCTGCAATTGTTCCAATGACTGCCGGAACATCGGTTGAGACGAGTAACCAGATACGCCGCTTGCGTATGTAGTTGGCGCACCCATGCCGCCCATGATGTCCTGCTGGTTTGTCGGCGCTGCCATGCCAAATGCACTTGATGCGTCTGCTGTATTTTGAAACGCAGCTTGCTGCATTGGAGTAAACGCAGCAACGTCTGGGCCGTAGTATGGCGTGTAGCCGATCTGGGAAATACCCTCGGCCTTGTTTAAATTACGCTGTGCAGCCTTTTCAATGTATTCTGGAACCTCGACCGTTGTGGTTGATCCGCCGCCTTTTCCGCCTGACATTATTCAAAATCCTTAACATATGACATGTGCAGCGGCTTCCAGCCGTGTACTGCCAGTGGTTTCTTCCAGCCAAGACGTCCTGTCATTGTCAAGGCAGAGCAGCCCTGCGCTTTGGCCCATTCTATTACGTCGATGTGCATGTCCATAATCTGCTCCAGCTCACCGCCGCCCAAAAATACATTTAACACTTTCTTTTTCGGGTATATCACAATCTCGGTCACGATACACCCCTTTGGCGTTGGCCATAGCTGCATAGTACCAGAATATACGCCACGAACAACGTCTTCGAAGTCGTGAGTGCCGCCAGAATACTCTAAAGCAGCCTCAATCCAGTCCTTACAGCGCTTTAACTCGTTATCCATGCAGCCTCGTTATTGATAAAGTTGAAGCTGGCAAAGCAGGGCGAGGTGTCGCCGCAGCCGTGTAATTCAAGAAGCCGCTTGTGCTATCAACCATCCAGTTGACCTCAAGGTAATCACCAGCAGCCAAAGTAAACACCTGCGTTCTTGACGTAACCAGCGTTGCATTGTTCTGGTGAAGTGCAGTTGCCATTGCGCTATCGTCCACGTTGGTTCCGTTAATGCTTGGCCAAAAGTAAAAGTGAACCGTGCTGGATGAGGTGGATGAAACCTGCGCTGAGAATGAAAAAACGTATTGGCCACCCTCCTCAACAATAATGCGAGACGCTGGTGTACCCAAAGTAATCCCGTGATTGGTCGGTAGCGCATCATAAGTCAGCTTGTAGGCGGTATTGGCCGCAGCCGCCGTTACATCTGCCGTAATGATGTAATCTGCGTGGCCATCTTCAAGCACAATCTGACGCCACTCGCCATTCTTGCTGACAACGGGATACTTGTTTGTGCGATCCCACATAAGCGTGCCATCGTCGGCTGCGCTCTCATTGCCAGTCTGCTGAACCAACGGCGAGCGTATCTGAGCCAAGTGCTGCATAAGGCGTCGACCCCATGTCTTCCAGTCTTCTCCGTATGGCTCTGGTGCGCGCTGCTGCTGTGTCATCGACGCCCGCCTGCAATTGCATCAATGCGGTTTACGCCCACACGCCAGTCGGACAAACGCTGCCCCTCAATACGCATACGAACTTGACGCCCAGTAAAGCGCAAACTTGTCGGGGCGCTCATGCTATATGGCCCGTAATCTCTTTCAGTGCCATTCGGGTAAAAGCGTGTTTTAAACGTAACGTCCACGTCGCCTTGCGTTTTCTCGTCAGGCAGCATTTCAACAACGCTCACAACCTGATCGCCAGAGCCAAGCATAAATGGCCCAGTCTCAGCAAACGGTGTTAAACCGCCGTAATCAAAGCCAATTTCATGCTCATAAATTTTATTGTCAGACGCCTTAATCATCATTGGCTGACGGAACGCGCCACGGTCATAACCAGCAGTGCGGTCAAGCTCACCAATATGCCATGTGTTCTCAACGTAATTGTGCGTGACGTATCTGTCATTTTCAGTAGACGCTGCCGATGGATAGAACCAAGTAACTTCGCCAAACATGCTGTTTGACATAGCAAACGCCTTGCTTATCTGCGCTTTGTTTATGTCGTTGAACACGTAATCCGACACGTCAGACTGAAGCTCTTGCACGCCGCTGCCTTGATACACGTAGAATGAGTTTACACCCATCCAATATGCACCCTGGTCAACAACAATTGCAGCCTGCTTTGCAGCTAGTCCACAAGATGTGCCGACCCGCTCTATACCGTAAACGTATGGGGGTCCAATATAGTTTGCAACGTGTGCATCGCGTGTAGTGAGCAGCAAAGTCTGCCCGCGAACATTCAAGCCCTTCATCAAAAAGCCAGACGTGTTTAGCTCAAGATCACCCGCTTCGTTGGTTGCCGCTGGCGTCCATGTGTTGTTGTTTTCACGGTCAGACCATTGCACTTTGCGCGGATTGCCACCCGCTCCAAGCGCAAACAAGAAACGCTCCTCAGTTACAACAATGCCGTGATTGCCAGTCGGTGCGTTGCTCAAAACAGTAGCGGCAGTTGCCGTGTCTAGTTCCCACTGATAAATCTTGCCATCATCTTCGTTGCACGCCAGCAAATCCTCGCCCCATGCAGACAAATCCCAGCTTGTCGCTGGCTGAATACGAACAGTGTCAGGACGGGCAACGCCGTATCCGTAGCTGCCGAATAAACCGCCACCAAAGCCAGTAAACGCGATTGCGTCTTCGCGGCCATCGGTCAGGCCAGTCGGCGTGATGTCAAAGCGCGTGCCACCTGTATTCCAAATGTAGAGGCTGTCATATGACCCAGCAGCAATCCAGCGGTCAGATGAGTTGTCAGACCACGTAAGCATACCGCGCAGCTTTGCACCTCCTGCCGTGTCTGATCGAGTGCGCCATCCGCCGAGTGGGCGCATAGTGCCGTCGATCCAGCGTACAAGGTTTGCATCGCGCCAACGGCCCATGCTCTGCAAGTCTGTGCCATTGCGATAGACACCTGCGGGAATATTAAGATCAATTAGTGACATTCTTGCCCCTTAGGTGCTGCGTTATCGGCAATATAACACATTGTGCTAGATATGCAAAAGGCCAGCTTATAGCTGGCCAGTTGCGTTATGTCGCTGACTTTACTCAGCTTCGTCTGGCTCATCGAGCGAAGCTGTCAACATGTTGACGAAGGCTTCCTTGCCGACTTTAAGCTGGTCCAAGTTAAACTCGGCTGACCCGATCTTTTGCTGCAAAGAGTTGATGTGATTAATCATCACCTTTTGCTGATCCGTCAGTTGGTCTTCAGTGTATTCAACGTCGTTGATCGTGATTACCTTTTTATCTTCGGCCATCGTGATCTCCTTTTGGTTAGGGTTAAATTACCAAGGCTTACCCGTTGTGGACACTGGTGTTGCCAGCAATGCAATCTTTGCATCGTTTGCAGCTTCAATATCCGCCTGGGTAACTTGATCGTGGACCCAGCCTAATACGTCTGCTTCAGTAAGGGAAGCATAAGCAATGTAATCGTCGTCGGACGGTGTGCCAGTGTGGCTTGTGGTGCCGTATGCTGAAGCAGAGTTAGTGCCGTCAGTTGAGTCACAACGCCAGTGAGCGACAGTTACCGTATCGTCAGATACGTTGCGTTCCATGTTTGCGATAGTCCAAGTGTGTGTGTTTGGCATGTCAGCCTCCTATTAAACAGATTGTGCAGCGATGTGTGCTGCGTAGGCGTCTTTGACTGCCTGTGTATGGACTGCATTGCAGATAGCCTGTAGCTCAGTGCTTTCGCCTGTGATCACTGCATCTGGTGCAATTACACGGCGTGAGAATGAACGGCTAATCTCTGTGCCGCTGTCGTAGATAACCCGTGCAGTGCGAACTTGTACGTGCTTGTACTCGCCCACCACTTCGATCTTATCGTCTATTGTTGTTTCTGTTAGTGCCATCGTTTATCTCCTTTGATGGTTGGACTGACTACCCTGTTATCCAACAGGGGTGATTATGCGACTATCCGCCAACGTAGTAAGTAACAAAACCCCTAACGTCCGATCCGCCACTAACTTTATGGCCGATAGATACAGATTCTGTGCTGTTATTCGAACCTGTTTGCTTGTAGACTAGAATACGGGTTTCGCCGTCATTTACTTTTACAGATATAAAATCGCCATCAATATTGGTAAACCCATTCAACTGGCACGATCCAATCGCCTCGCCGTTAAAACCGCTTGCCCAGTTAGCAGCATACGGTAGGTTTTCAATACTTACAGTTCCTGTCCCTTCAGTGGTTGTTGCAACGTTCGTCATATTCCACCAACAGGTGACTTGATTTCCGATTTTAATGTAATGTCCTTGTTGTTCGCTATATGTGTAAGTCCCATCAGTACTTGACCCAGCGTATGCCGGAGTCCAAGTCCCCTCCTCATAGTCCTCCAGCTTATTAGCCGAACCAGTGCCGCCGAGGTAGACACCGCCTGAGAGGTAGAGGTCTTTGAATTTTGTGCTTTCATTCCCAAGGTCTACAGCACTTGTAAGATAGGTGCTATTAACAGCAGGAAGAACTACATTGGTGCCAAAAACAAGGCCAGCATGACTAGAGGCAGTCCCAAAAATACCTAGATTGTCAGTAGAAATTACACCAATACTCCCCACAGTTGCGCCGTCTTTGCGGAACTGAACGATGTTGCCGTCAGAGGTTAGGCGGTTGAAATACCCGACCGTGCCGCCATCACGGGCAATCTGAAGGTTAGAGCCAAATGTTAAACCTGTTTCGGATGACTGATTATAAAGACCTAATGTAGTAGTCCCCACCAGCAAGTTACCGCTGGCGTCGATGCGCATGGCTTCTGACACATTAGTATCAATTTGTCCTTTATTAACAGTATAAAAACGCAAGTCACCACTGTAACTGCCAGCGTTATAACTTTCTATAGCAGCTTGCTTGTTAGACCCCGCTCCGTAAAAGGCAATCCCATCTCCGACCCCTGTACCGTCACTCCCAGAGGCTATGCAAAGTTGATTATCTGGAGATGTTACACCAATCCCAACATTACCATCACCATCAATCTTAACTTTTGATGTACCAGAGTAATCACGGAAATCTGCAATATATCGTGTTGAAGTATTGCCGCCGCCCACAAACTTTGCACCGTACCCAGTTGAACTTGTGTTGGATAGATGCACAGAGTTAGTACCGCTTGCAGAGGATTGAACTTCAAGCCCACTATCTGGGTCTGTAACACCAATCCCCAAGCTCTCCGCACTCGCATCCCAGAAGAACTTTGGCGTGGTGCCTGTGTCCTCGTAGAAGCTGACGTCGCCGTTGGAGTTAAAAATGGCCAACTCTTTATTTGCCAAAGTTCTCAATCGCAAGCCATAATCAGTTGAACTCGAAACGGCTGTGTGGATTTTATAACCGTAAGTGCCTGTAGTCTCTTGTAAAGTAATTGCAGGGGAACTTGCTTTATCCACAGTCAGCCCATCGCTGGTCACTGTGCCTGTGATGTCTACACCAGTGCTGTCGATGCGCATGCGTTCTGTGCCGTTGTTCGTTCCAAATCCAAGTGCATTGTCTCCGTGATAGTAACGAACAAAACCATTGTAGCTTGCAGCGGTAGTAGTGTCAGTAAAGTATATGTTTCCGTTGCTAGAATTTTGAGATTGAATTGTAATACCGTGAGAGCCAGTGGTATTGCCAATAACAAGGTCTTTAGCCGCAGATGGGAAAGATGATGGTGATGCATTTCCAATCCCCAAGCTCTCCGCACTCGCATCCCAGAAGAACTTTGGCGTGGTGCCTGTGTCCTCGTAGAAGCTGATGTCGCCTGTGGAGGTATCAACCTTAAAACGATCAGTTCCAAAGTCTGTTTCTACACGAAATTCCGCATCTGTTTTAACAACTGTAGGGAATGTGTTGCTATTCAGAATAATGCTTTCCGCTGCGGATGATGCAATGACAAGATTGTCAAATCCATCGTCGCCAATCGTATGCCCATCACCCACAGTCAGCCCATCGCTGGTCAAAGTCCCAGTGACGTCTACACCGCTGCTGCTGGTGGCGAGTTTGGATGCATTGTTGTGGTATAAAGTTGTTTCAGCATCACCTTTAAATATAGCCGCAATATTATCAGATGTATCTGTTATACGAACCTGATTATACCCTCTTACTCTAAGCGTTCCAGTGCCAGTTTCATCAATATAACTATTAGACCCATCATGGTAAATCTGTAGGTCAGACCCTGCGCCGAAAATGGCCTTGTTATTGTCGCCAAACGAAATGTTACCGTCAGCAGTCACGCCGCCAATCGTACCAGAGTTAATATCAATGCCAGTTACAGGCGTCGTGCCGTCAAGCAGATTGTCGATATTGTCGAGGTTTGTGTTAATTTTTTCGCCCCACGTGTCCTCTGACGCGCCGACTTCTGGTTTAACTAGGCCGTATGTTGTTGTGGTTGTATCCGCCATGATATTCTCCTATGCCGCAGCAATCCAATCGTCAGCACTCGCCGGGGCTGCTGTCCAATCCTGTGATGTGAGGGGAGACGCCGTCCAGCCGCCGGATGCGTTGGGTGCATCCTGCCATATTTCTGGTGTTCCCGCAAGTGTAGTCCATGTTTCATCAGTGCCAGCTTCAGGCTCCCACTTCTCAACCGCATTGGCCAAAAACGCAGACGTCAGCGCAATGTTAGAGCCAGTAAACTGCACACGCTCAACAGTCGGCGTAAACACAGCCGATACAGATGATGCAGCGTCAAACACATAAATAAACACCGTGTTGACTGATGTGCTGGCCAAGGCAGCAGCCGAGCCGTCTGATAGCCTTACGCGCTCAACACCGCCCGTAGCGGATGCTGACACGTCAGTAGACGCAGAGGGCTGCTGTACGCGCTCACATGCGCTTTGTGTGGATGCTAAAGCACTGACGTCGCCATCTGCAAGTCTAACGCGCTGGGCGGCGCTTACAGTGCTTGCTGAAGTTGACGCAGTGCCTGCAATCTCGCGAACGCGCGCAGACGAAGACGTGTTTGACGAAGACGCCGCAACAATAGATGCAGATAGCCTAACGCGAGTAGATGCAGACGACGTAGCGCTTACAGTAACAACAGTGCTGGCCACGGCTTTAGTCGCGCCATCAACGCCGAAAGCTCGGACACCGAAAGCGCTAGTACCAAATCCAGTCCTGTAGACTACATCTGTCATTTATTAGTCTAGCGTGATGTCAAGATCGCCAGCAGGTACGCGCAACACATCGCCAGTGTCGATTGCTTTGCTTGTGGTCAATGCTGCGTATGCAAGCAAATTACCGCCAGTAGACGCGTCATAAACGCCAACGTGGCTGACTGTGCCGTATGACGCAGTGGCTGTCGGAAACTCAATCGCAGACGTATTTGACGCTGTGTTGCCAGAAACAGTAAACGCAGCCGACTGACGCGCATATGCTGTGCCAGACGTGCTAACTTCTGTGCCACTCGCATCTTCTGCTGGGTTGCTCGTAAACAACGCAAGGTGCCAAGATGTAGGCCGCGTTGCGCTGCCAGTAGTCAAAAGCCAGTTTAGCACCAGCGTTTCTGTTGCATTTGAAAAACTCATGCTCAGTAGCTCCTAATTTTGAGTTTGCGGCCAGAACCGCCAAATTTGCTGCTTTCGCTCTCATTATTGATTGCGTCAACTGCACTTTGATACAACGCCGCCCAAGTTTGCAGGCGTGCGTCTTCTTTTAAATACGGTGCCGAGTGAACCAGCGAACCGTACAAATATGCGTCTGGATAATACTCCAAAAGCCAATTTGTCGTCGTGCTGTCGCTCAAAGCAGGTACTCTGGAGTTATAATACAGCTCAGTCGTATAAGTTGCGTCTGGAACTGGGTAAACTTCAATTTCACCCGCCGTAATCGCGTAATATGCAGGCTGGCCGCTGGTGTTTAAGTTTTTAAACTTGCGGTCAAGCAACTCATTCTGCGAAATCAACTCAAGCGGGCGCGTATCGCCGCCAGTGATGTAAAAACGAATGGCTTCCAAGAAATCAGCAGGAATTGCGCTGTATTGCGTGTCAATTTCAGCAGAACTGCGCTTTTCGCCGCGCCAGTGACGTATGCGGCGCTGCAAATCAGATTCAGCCAACGAAATAAACGTCGGCGTAACTGTGTCTAAGTCGTCGCGGTTGAGAAAGTCAGTAATTGACGCTTTCAACTCTGCGTATGTTGTTATGGCCATTAGTCTAACAATCCTCTTTGCGGGCGCAATCGCGGGCGAAGCGATTGCAATGTTGCTAAGTTTTCTGGCATAGGCTCACCAAACAACTCCATGTAATCACGCGCAACCGCTGCTGAGTAATCACGCTGCTCTGGTATGTCCATACCAGCAGCAGAGCCAATACGGTCATACTTTTCTGGGCCAGCATTGTAAGCCGTTAATGTGGCTTCCGGGTCGCCTTGGTACTTATTAGCAAGCTCAGTAAGGTATTTTTCACCAATCATACTGTTAATTTGCGGATCGCGCAACAAAGCCTCGGCCGTTTGCTGGCTACGGTCTGGAAAGTCAAAACCAAGAGCCGTTGCAGCGTCAAACACGTTTGGAACATTTCTGCGCATACCTTGCATTGCGTCTTTTGGCATTATGCCAAGCAACCCAATTGCACCAGCGTCAGACGTCTTTGTCGGATCGCCGCTGCTTTCGCGCATAGCAATAGCCTGCATTAACTTGGCAAATGGAGTTAGATTATCCAAAAGTTGCGCCCTCGTTAAACATTACTTGTATTTCTTTCCAAGACATTGACCCTCACGCTTGCACGCAGCGGGGGTCGGGCAACCTTTGATCGGCTTAAATACTGGTGCTTTCATGGTGTTAACTTTCCGCCGTTGTTTACAAACAGTCTGTATGCGTCTTCGAATCGATCCGAGTCTAAAGTGACCCTTCTAACAAAAGCTGGGTCATAATGTCGGTTTAGAAATTCAACAAATTCTCCGATAGATGGCGTCATATCCGGCAACGCGCTCTGTTGAGGAGCATTAGGAAGATTGGTCGGTGAAATTTGTGCAATATAAGGGTCTTTTGGCGCAAAATAGTTTGGGCTTTGATCTACGCCCTGCAAGCCCGACCCAAATCCAGCATTGTCCCCCAGGCTGGCAACCTGAACAGGAGCAGCGCTTGCAGGGTTAAACCCGCCAGGTATTTGAGACATTTTTGTCAAAGGCGCGTCTTGCACATCTAACTTGCGCGACATTTCAGAAAGACTAATAGGCTGAGTATATGCTGGAGCGGGAGCAGAGCCAGGCGCTGGGCGATTAGGACGCATCTGCGGACGTGTCTTGCCAAGCAAACCAGCAGCAAGCGCTTCTTTAGCACGATCTTCAGAACCATACGGTGTCGCAAAAGCGTTAGCCAAAACAGACAGCAAGCCACCGCCTTGGAACTTGTCGCCCTCTGCGCCAATTCCGCCGCCGTTAATTAAATCAAGTAGTCCTTTTCTTAACCCATTGCTCACGGTAAACCGCCTTTTCTCAATAAATTTAAGGGAAACGTATCACACTTCGTCCAAAGCTGCCATTACCTTTTTCATACGGTCATTTAGCTTCCAAGTGCCGGATCGCCATCGCGCGGCATACTGTGCGTCTTCTAAGCTCAAACCTCGCGCAATATACTGCTTAATCCACTTATTCATCACAATATTCTTCAAATGTGGCGTCAGCTTGTCAAACGGCACCTGTTTCATGCAATCCCCCGCAAATTGCGCCTAATCGACTGTTTCCACGTAGACATTGACCCAGACAAAGCCGTTGCAGCGTCAGACGCCATTGTCAGGCACAAAGCATCGGCCAAGTCAGGCGATTTCAACCCACGCTTGCGCATTTCATCCTTGCTCTCAGCTTTCATTTTGCCGCCAGGCGTAAAACCGTACCTAATCGACGTCAGCTCTGCCAGCAATTGATCGTCATTGGGCAGCTTGCACGAACGATCCTCAAGCCAACCCTTAGTCTTAAACCAAAGCTCTGCCCGCAAATTCATATACGTGTTACCCATAGCAGGCGCTTCGCCAACATTAATCCCGCGCACAGGCGCACCAAGCTCACGCAGCCGATCAACAACACCACCGCCAACGCCAATGCTATCAACAAGTATCTCGCTGGGACGCACAGATGGCGCTAACCCCTCATACTCAGCCATCACACGGCCAACAGTCTGCATCAAATCTAAACCCTGCCACGACGTAATCTCAGTCACAACATTGCCGTACCGCTTGCACAACGCAGTCTTATCCGCGCCAAAGCGTGCAACGTCCAAACCCCAAATTGGCTTTGTGTCTTCAGGTATCTCAATATCACGCCTAATCGCGCTGTCAGCCAAGTGAAACGGAATAATCGTATCATCATCGGCCATTGGGAACTCGCCAAGCACACGAATACGAAACGCATTGCTATCCTCGCCATACCGAAGCCGCATTTCGTCAACAAACTCTTCAGACACCAACGGACTATCAACGCATGACCAACGCCGTGTCCACCACGTGTCTGCAAGTCTAGTCTGGCTCTCAAAAAACGTACCGCTTGACCGCGTAGGGTTAGACAGCAAAATCGTCGTTGCAGAGTGGCCAGACATCGAACCAGCAGCAGCCTCAAACACTTTCTCAGGAACACCCGACGCCTCATCCACAACCAGCAAAACATTCTCAGAGTGAACACCAGCCAATGCCTCCGGCGTTTCAGCTCGCGATGTACGCGCAGATATAAACGCTTCAGCAGGCGCAGCAGCCAGCTCAACACGGTCAGACTTAACCGTCAACAAAACCTGCAACTGTGGCGGCAGCTCGTTAATCCAGCGCTTCAACTCAGCAAACAACGCATCAAACAACTGACCGCTGGTCGGCGCAGTTACAACAACCTTATTCGGAAAGCGCAGCAGAACATACCACAACATAGCCCATGACGACGTAGTAGACTTACCCGTACCGTGACCAGACCGCACAGACATTTTACGCTCACCAGTGGCCAGTGCATCCAAGAACTCAGCCTGATAATCATACGGCGTCGCGCCCAGCACCTCCTTAACAAACAGAACAGGGTCATCCTTGTAACGCAGCACAAACTCTTCTAGCGGGTTAGCTTCAGTCATCCGTCACATCCTCATAATCCGCATAATCCGCATCAATAGCCGACGCTTCACGCTGCCGATCATCAGCCTCAAGCGCGGCAATATCCGAATTTACTTTGCGCAACGCATCTAAGTGCATGTCACTCACAGATATGGTCACGTTGGTCTGGGGGCGATTACCGTAGCGCGCCTGGTTATACGAGCCAGCCATAAACTTGCGCCACTGAACCTTCTCGCGTGTAGCAGCAATTTCCTGCGTCGTGCTTTCCCCGTCAAGCGCGTCAACCATCTCCAAGCCCTGCTCAACTAGCGCGTCTGCCGAACTGTGCCGCGCGTCACTCATCGCGGCAGCATATTCTGGCACCTCATTTACTGAGCGACTAAAGTAAGAACGGCTGCACTCATACTGAGCAGCCAGTTGAGTCACAGTCATGCCTGATCCAATTTTGTCTGCTAGATAGTCTGCGCCTCCACGCTTCTTAATGTCATCAAGGATACGCCTCCGCAAAGCATTGCCCGCCATATGTCAAACTCCTATTTTATATTTTTTTACATGGAAATACATATGTATGGCAATAGGGGTAGGGGGGGTGCTTCGTGTGCGTGAATTGTATAATAATAATACTACCCCTAGAAAAGCGAGACGGGGGGGGTCTTTGATCGGCAACCTGTCAGGCAATTGGTCAAATATGTTTACCAATATTGACAAGCAGCGGGCTAATCCGTACGCGAGCGCACATGCGCGGCGATGTGTTCGGCATGTGTGTTGATACAACTTTATTCATCTTATTTACAATTAGGTGTTGCAATGTGTATATCTATTGTATATACATGAGGTACAAACAGACAAACAAGGAGTTGCACAATGAGAAAACTATCCGAAATCACTATCGCGCTGATTCAATCAGCTCTTACAATATCATCACCAGCGTTGATTTCTTGGACCGCATACTTAATAAGCCCCAATTTGGGCTTAGCAGGCTTGGGTGTCGGAATGGTTGCCGGACCATTCATCACCATCAAGTTGTTTGACAAGATTTCAGAAGCTATATCATAATCAATCAGGGCAGGCGCAAAGTCTGCCCAACACAAACAAGGAGCAACACAATGGAAATCAACTCAAAAGAAGACGCGCTGACACTAGCCCTTAAGCTGGCAATCACAGCCGCCACAGAAGAGCAAGCAAGTGAGTGCATTCAATACGCTGAAATGATTGCGCAAGGCATGACAGCCAAGCAGGTCAACATGTGCAAGATGGCCGCTGAATGTATGGTAGAATACGAAGCGAAGCACGCCGCTTAATCAACACAACAAAACACAAGGAATAAAACAATGAACGATTATCAATTAACAGAATACTGCAACGGCATCGCCACTGATATTGCACGCGACGCGTCCGACATTGACCAAGCTATGGACTGGGCAACGGAAAGCGCTGATAGCTCTGAACACGTAATTTACACATATAAGGCGCACAAGCTCTGCTTAGATTGCAACACTGATCAAGGTGAGGATTTCCTGTCTGATTGCTATGGTAGCGAACACGGCAAGTCCTATGACGATCTCGCTAGCATCATCGCTTATGGTGAAATTCAAGCGCGTATTCAGTCCGCCATTTGGTCAATCTTTGAAGCAAGCGAGGTAGCAGCATGACCAGCCGCCAGCGCAAACTACGCAAAGAACGCAACGCAATCCTGTCTAATGTTTTCATTGGCGCTCTTATGGGTATCACCGCAAGCCTTGCCCTATTCTTGCCTTTGGTGCTGGCATGATATTCTTCCATATGCTTGTCTTGACGTACACGATCAACGGGGAAGAATATGTTTCCCGAATAGCGTTCAAGGATCAACCAAGTTGCGCCGCATCAATGGACCCCATGTTTGAGGCGTTACGCACTCAGCACCACGACAGTATGGCGCAATGTATCCCCACAGATACGCCGTCTGGCTCACTTAGGCCTAAAGCACGCCCCACAAAGTAAAGCAAAGCCCCGCAATCATGTGGGGCTTTTTTAATGGACTGTTTCGGTGCTATCCCAGAGCGTCTCTGATTCGTGAAGCCCCGTGATTGCTTCAGCGAGGGCTTGAAGCAGCCTGTCGGGTGTTGTCTCGCCTAATCGACCCTCGCAGTAATCTACCAGCATATCCAATTCGATATTAGCCTCTTCATCCGCTTTGCAATTCGAGAGCATGATATTTAATTCAATTTCAAACGCCATCGGCTCAACCTTTGCAAAGGCGCTAGACGACCGTGGGAAGCCGCCTAGCTAGTTGTGCGGGCGTTTGACGAAGGGAGGATGCCCGCAACCCTTCATAGCCCTTCAGAGAGGCTAATATCAAGCCCCTGCATCATTTGCGCTTGCGCTTCACGTTTTGCATTTCTGTTTTCTTGTGGATGATTGCCGCGCGTTCGTTTTCTGTCCAACGCGGCAAGCTTGGATCGTAGAGCGAGCGACGATTTGCAAATCCTTCCAGCTCGGCCAGTGTTTTGATGCTGTCCAGCTTTTGCTGGAACGTGGACTTTGGCGAAACCTTATGTGTTCCGGCAGGATGTACTATTGCTCCCTTCGTGTTAATTCCGTGGTTGATCCATGCCCTGATCTTGTTTTCTCTTTCTTGATCCATCTTAATCAACCTCATTTTCGTGTGCTTAATGAATTGGATGAATACCTGAAGGTATATTCATACATTCATACACATGCACCGATTGTATGAATAGTTTAATAATTCGTATGAATTGTATGAATTGCAGAGCATAAAACCCTTTAAAAACAATGCCCCCCTAATTCATACAAATTATTACACACCGGAAAAACCTCAAATTAGCTTTTCAGCACCGTACAGGCTTATTAGGGCAGCTTCACCCCTTCCATCGTCCTTCACTCGGCTGAAGTTCTGGGCTTGATCTGGGAAGCGTTGCATCGCAAGTCCACGGCTCAAACCCTTGCTAGAGGTCAGTCCAAAATGACGCTTCCATGTTGCTGGCGTTACATATTGGAGCGGCAACTTGCAGGCAGCGCAAGCCATTTGCAAATGCCCGTAGCCCTCACCGAAACGAAAGACTGACGACACCCCCTGGCCAGGCCGGGCCGCCACGCTCTCGATCACGGCCAATGACTTGCCGCCTTCGTTTGCGAGTATGTCCAGGACGCCGTGCGGGTTGATGATCGTTTTACCCTTTGGGTTTTTCATCACTGGCATGTCGTGGACTTCCAGCTTGCCGGTGTCGGGCCAGTATAGGGCGATTGCGCCCGTAAAGCCCGGATCAATACCATATATCAGCATCAGTCCACCTTCGGCTCTTGCGCCTCAACGATTTTGCTGGCCTCTTTCAGCGCAGCGCTACGTGTGAAAGCGCTAAAACTTAGCCCGACCTTAAGCGCGGCTTCCGAGATTGCTGCGTTCGCTGTGGCGCTGAACCCGATTAATTTCTTCACATCATTCATTGCTTAACCCCTTTTTCCATTGGTTCGATCATATATTGTTGGGATATGCAGGCAAGTGAAATAAGCTATTGCAAATATATTGCGGTTCTGATTTAAGATAAGCACAACACAAACAAACATGGAGAACACAATGACAACTAACCCGCACAACACCAAAGAGTTCTGGGATGATATTAAGGTTGGTTATATCGCCCGCGCAAAAGATATTGCCGCGCTTGGCAGCGATGAGCTTGAAGCACTGAACGACCTGTTTCATTCAAGCGCAAGCCTTTCCGAGTCAGTCGATTATTTCTTAGACCTTGAATACGACGATTTGGTTGTATTCATCCGGTCCGCTGAGTTGCTTTCGGAGCAATTCGACTGGAACCCATCTTTTGATGATTTCTGCGAGGACAAGCGCCGCATATCAAAAACGTCTTCAGACCTTGCCGCGCTTATTCAGATGCACGATGCTCGCCTTTCACTTCGTCAAGTCAGAGACTTCAGCTCCATTTCTGGCATGATCTTTCAGTACCTCAAATGTGAGCCAAACAAGTACCAAATTGAGCGCTTTGAAGAATTTGGCATAACATGGGAGGGCAAGGTTCGTGACAATTAATATTGATTTGCCGGACGTAACCATCGGCGCGTTGAAAAGCTTGACCGAAGCGGACCACAATCTAGTTGGCACGCCCGACTACATGGGGATTGCGTGGTTCTGGAAAATTTCCAACCCGCAAAAGCAAGTATTCTCAACAGCCTCGATTAAGGACCGCCGCCGCATCCACAACGAATACTTGGCGCAAGGTCTGGATATACACGGGGATAGCGGTATCCACCGCATGATCGTTCACAGAATACTTAATGAATAATCTTTTATGGAGGTAATGAGCCGCCTAATTCGTTAGTTTCCTCCATAAGCGCTAGACAAAACCCCTTTAAAATAAGGATCAAATCATGCTGGTAAAGCTTTCGCCCAAGGAAATGTCCAAGTGTAATCAGGCGGCGGCATTGCGCTGGCAGCTTGCAAGGGCGTCAGGTGTTGCTAATCAACGGCGCGACAATGGGCGAAGCGATGCTGATCTTGATTTGCTTGGGGTTAAAGCGGAGGTAGCCGTGTCCAAGGTTTTCAACCTTGACCACGACTATTCCATGGGTGTGGATGACGGCCACGACCTTTGGCTTGATGACATATCAGTTGATGTGAAGGCCACGTTCCACAAGGGCGGGCGATTACTGTTTAAGAAAAAGGAGTCATTCAAAGCGGACTGCGCGGTTCTAGTCTGCCAGCTAAGACCAGACCAGTTTAATGTTGCTGGCTACGCATCAAAGGCAACATTCATGGAAAAGGCAGTAGAGCTTGATTTAGGCCACGGCAAAGGCTGGGCCATGGATCAAGATGATCTATCACCACTTGAGCGGCTATGGTTTGCCGCTCGCACATCAAATCTTAAAATATAAATAAGGAAATACAATGGAAGCTACAGTAATCATAACCAACAGCCACACGCGCGGCTTTTGCTTTGGCCACGCAATTGAGCCTGTAAATGAGCAGGTTTTTATTCCGGCACACGTTGCTGCTGGCATGGATTTGCAGCCATCCGACCGAGTGGAGGCTGTGCTTGTCCCTAATTATGCGGACAAGTCCAACAATGGCACGGCATACATGGCCGTTAAGGTTTCTCTATTAAATGCCGACGAATTAAACGAGAATGACAACCAGGATGAACCCGCTTTTGAAGTGCCTATCAATCAAGATGATGAGCGTCCGCAGGAACTATCTCGCGAGGAAATTGACGGAAAGGTACTTGAGTTTATCGAGGCCACAACTTTCTGCACGACCTCTGAGATTAGCGAGCATTTAGATTTGCCACATAAGACAGTCGGCAATAGCGCTATGCGATCGTTTAATGCTGGCCTTGTTTCTCGCGCCGAGGTTTATGGCCGCGTGGGTATGCGCCGCCCCTCATATGTCATGTGGGCCAAGGATCAAAACCGCTTCATTGACTACGTGTGACACCGGATTCCAGTTGCACTTTGCACTTGAATATATGAAATATATATGCAAACAATCATTAAAGGGGTTAAAATATGGAGTACGATTGGGAGAAAAATGTTGATTACGATTTTATTCAGGAAATAGCTGGCTACGAGCTTCCAGACGGAATTGCACTGGTCGGCCTTGCTCTTGCTAATATAGACAATGCCGAGGGTTGCCTTATCGCCGACAATCGCTGGGTTGGCGGAGATATAGCGCAAATGGACATCTGGAAGGACATTGATGGGGACGCAGGAGCGCATTATCAAAGATGCCTCGACGCAAGCATGGCATACTACGAAAAGAAGGGAACACAATGACAATGATAACATCTGATGGAATGTCAAACGAACAATACCACGCACACCACGCGCTTGGATCATCATCAATCAAAACAGTCGCAACCAAGTCGCTGGCACACTGGAAGGGCCAAGTGCGCAAGGAAAGCCCAGCTTTTGCACTAGGCAGCGCAGTACACGCCGAGCTACTTGAGCCAGAAAAGCAATTGCTTGTTCGCGGGCCAGAGACACGGCGCGGCAAGGCATGGTCTGAGGGCAAGGCTGAAGCCGAGGCAAACGGTAAGATATTCTTGACCGAATCCGACTTCGACTTGGCCAAGGATATGTCCAGCGCTTGCCTTGATAACCGCATGGCCAATCACTTGCTGATGAACCCTGCAATGGTCGCCGAGGCTTCATTCTTCGCCACCTGCCCAGAGACGGGCTTGGAGCTAAAGACGCGCCCAGACGGCTTGATCTTAGACTCTGGCATTGTGCTAGACGTGAAAACAACCCAAGACGTGTCACCGCAAGGCTTTGATCGTACTATTCGCAACTTCGGCTACGATTTGCAGGCCGCTTTCTATACATATGTCTTGAAGCTTTGCGACGTTCGTGTTGATAACTTTATCTTCATCGGCATAGAAAAAGATAAGCCGCACGTCACAGCCTGTTACGAGTTGTCCGAAATGTACTTGCGCCACGCGCACAACCGCGTGATGGACACGCTACAGCTAATTAAAAAGGCGCAAGACGAGGACCATTACGGCACACAATGGCCCGACCTTGGCACGGTTCACCTTCCTGCATGGATGGACAGCGAAACCGCCTTTTAACTTATCCCAGCGTAGGGGTGCTACGCACAACAAAAGGAGTTGCAAATGCAACATATGCTAACAGGGGTTACGGCCCGCTATCCCCGCCTAAACAGTACCTATCGCTTCGACAGCATGGAGAACAAATCAGTCAAATGTAATCCATTTGATGATGGTGCTGCATACGAAATGTCATTCGTCATGTCAGACGAGACAGCCAAAGAGCTACACAACTTGTGCTTGGAAGCCTACAAGAACGCATCTGCTTTGGATGCGAAGCGCAAATGGCCAGAGAAGCCAACTAACCTTCCGTACAAGCGCAACGATGACGGCGAAGTCATCGGCAAGTGCAAGCTGAAGGGCGCATATGGTGGCGACAAGACACAGCCGCCAAAGCAGGTTGACGCAGCACGCAACAAGCTGCCTGACGACTTCATGCTTACGACGGGCAGCAAATGCAATATTGCCGTGGTTGTAGTCCCGTATAATACGGGAAGCCTCAACGGAGTTTCACTTCGCTTGCGTGCTGTGCAGGTTCTTGAGCTTGCAGAAATGCAAGGTGCGGATGACCCGTTCACCGCAGTTGCTGGCGGCTTCACCACCAGCCCTTCGGCTCAAAACGATGATCCGTTCGGACTACCTGCTACAACCGCTACACCATCAATCAACGACTTGGATGACGAAATTCCATTTTAAAAATATTATGTCCCGGCGCTATGTGTCGGGACATATCCACTAAGGGGTAATGACTTCGACAAGTCGGCACCCCCTTAACCGAAACGAGGCAGTCAGGAAGGGCATTACAATGGCAAACACAATCGAAACCAGATACCCGACAGCAAGTTGGGGCGAATTTGGCCACAGCATCATTACCAATCTGGACCTAAAGAAAACCGCGCAAGGCGAGTTCCATGGGCCATGCCCATCATGTTCCGGCACTGACAGGTTCTGGATTAAGGAGTTTCACGGTGAAGTCATGGTCAATTGTCGCAAGTGCAACGATTACAAATCAATCAAGGATAGGCTCCGCGATATGTCACTATGGCCAGAGGAGGGCCACGTATCTCAGTCAGCAGAAAAGAAGACTGACATTGATTGGCCGGAGCGCGACCCTATGAGCAACCACCCGTACCTCGAAAAGAAGCGCCTCAACCTGCACAATGCAAAGATTGAGGGCGACCGTCTAATCATCCCCGTGATCGACGCGACGGGTCGCAAGGTCGGGTCTCAGTCTATCGACACAGAAGGCCGTAAAAAATTCTCTTACCAGCTACCCGTGGTCGGCAACTTTAGCGTCATCGGTGGCCCTATAAATGACTTCGCATATATAGCTGAAGGCTGGGCTACCGCAGCCACGGTCTACGAGGCCACTGGGAAGCCATGTGTGTTTGCACTGAACGCGGGTAACATAGTCCCGGTGGTCGAGGCACTCCAGAGGGTAAAACCTAGCGCAGAGTTAGTTATTGCTGGCGACAATGACGCCGCCGGAATTAAGGAATGTGAGCGCGCCCTTGAAGAGCATGGCGTAGACCATGTTTTGCCGGAGCAGGACGGGTGGGACTTCTCAGACTTGTGGATTGCGCAAGGCCCAGAGGCGACAAAGAAAGCCCTCACTGTTGAGAGCGTCATGGATCAAGTATTCATGCCTGGGGACGCCGTTCCACAGCTTAGCCGCAACTATCTTGTGAAGGGGTGGCTGGGCGAGGGGCAAATGTCAGTGATCTATGGCCCGTCCAACGTAGGTAAATCATTCTTTGCCTTGGATATGTCGTGGCACGTGTCGTGTGGCGAGACATGGAACGGCCACAAGGTTATAGGCGGCTCAGTTTTGTATCTGGCAACCGAGGGCGGCATGGCGTTTCACAACCGCGTGGTTGCGCTAAGCAAGCAGTATCCCGACCATAAAGACGTGAAGCTTGCGGTGCGACCAGCGCCCGTCAACTTGCTTGATGGCGAAGTCGATATGATCGCATTGGAAAAGCTTTGCCGCGAAGTCTCGCGTCGCCACGGCGAAGTCAAACTTATCGTTGTGGACACGCTAAGTCGGTCTATGGCTGGCGGCAACGAAAACTCGCCAGAGGATATGACGCGCTTTATCGGAAACTGTGACAAGATGAGAACCATGACGGGCGCACACGTCGCAATCGTTCACCACTCAGGCAAGGACAAGGCCGCGGGTGCGCGTGGTCACAGCTCACTTCGAGCGGCAACGGATACCGAGATTGAACTAGACTATGATGAGAACAACGGTATGCGCACGGCAAAGGCAACGAAGCAGCGCGACATGGAAACGGGGGCATTGTTTTCATTCAAGTTGAACGTAGTTGAGCTTGGAATAGATGAGGATGGCGATGCAGTGACCACGTGTACCGTGCAGCAAGCGTCCGAGAGTGAGATCGAGGAAGCCAACCGCCCACGCATCAAGGGCAAGAATCAAGTCCTAATTCGGCAAGTGTTCACTCAATTGCGCGGCGAGGGCATAGGCCAGCCTAACCCTGCCGGAGCAGGATTCCCCGAACCTCGCACGCACTGGATGATACAAGAGGAAACGGTGAAGGATCACTTTGCTGGCAAAGTGTCCTCATCGTCCAATCCACGGTCAGTCTACAAGCAAGCTGTGGACGCGCTTATCGGGGCAGGCCACGCTGTTATAAATGACGGGTTTATGTGGTTCACTGACACCAACGGCAAATACAAAGAATAATGGGAGGATTTATTGTGGAATGTATTGAATGTGGCGGCACTGGTGAGATGGAAGTTGATTATGCCATGCCACACAACAATAGCAGAGATGTAGGGTTCATAGAAACCCGCATTGAAGAGTGTGACTGGTGCTACGGCACTGGCGAAATTGAGGAGGATGAATAATGGTAAACTTATTTGGAGAGTTTAGAAGTGTCAGAGCAAATAATTATCAACAGGCTTTTGCGGGGGAACGACATAATGCTGAAACAAAGCTCAGTCAGGGACAGGCCCAATCTGAAACAGCAATTGGAAGAGCAGCGTGCGCTACTGGAAATGTTGCAGCGGTCCCTCCAGCAGTAACGCCAGCGGAACGCGCCGAGCAAAGGCTTGGCATGGCTATGTTGAGGGCGGCACTAGACTGCCCTCGCACCGCCAACCCCAGCAAGTGGAGCCACGCACGGTCAATGGGCAACACTAGGCGACAAGAGCTTGCCCGTGAGCGTCGTGAAAAGGTCCGACAGTACGCCGAGGAGGGCGAACTGACAGCCATTGAGGTTGCTGAGATACTTGACGTAGCTGTCACCACTATTCGTGTGGATACGCAGGTTTTGCGCGTTAAGCTGAAAGCGGGGAATAAAAACGAGCCGTCTATGTATCAAGCGGCTTTGGAAGAGCGCCGCGCTATACTACTGGAAATGTCTACGTGCGGTATTTCACGCGCCGAAGCAGCCAAACGGCTTGGCGTATCCGAGGCGACTGTCCGTCGCGATATTAGAGTAACAGGAATGAAGTGGGATATATTATGAGCCAGCAACGAATTGATAAGTTGCTCGACAACTTAAACGCAGCGCGCAAAGTGATTTCTGTTCAGCAATCAAAGATTGATCGACAGCGTGAAGACTTGTCTCGAAAAGATTTGCGGATTTCACACCTTGTGT